GCTGTCGAGGATGAGCCGTGGCAAGAGTGATCCTGTCCGACTCGCTGCGCAGGCTCAACCCGGACCTCGACGCGTCGATCACCGGGCTCCACCATCGGCGGAGCGGTGTCGCTGCGAAGCGCACGGGCGAGGCATGGGAGCGCGTTGTCGGTGCCGCGCTCGACGCGCTGGCGCACGAGGGCCTCGTCGCGCACTGGACGTGGACCGGCGCGCGCTGTCGCCCTGTGAAGCACGCGGGCCGAGTGCTGTGGACGCCCGTCGAAAAGGGGCCGTGTGACGTTGCGGGCACGCTCGCTGGCGGGCGCAGCCTCGTCGTCGAGGTCAAGGCGAGTAGCTCGGCGCTACCACTGCGACCGACCGCGACCAAACACGGCGGCCTGGCGCCGCACCAGCGCGCGCAGCTCGACGCCGTCGCACGCGCTGGAGGCTGTGCGCTCCTCGCGGTGCAGATCGCGGGCACACGCGCGGTGATCCCGTGGACAGAGGTCGCGGAGATGGATGGCGCTACGCGGGACGTGGCGCGGAGTTGGGAGTGCAGATCCGTGGTCGACGGTCTGCGCCGGGCCGCGCTTTGACGGCCGCGATGGACGGAGGGACACTGTCGCCATGCCGAGAGGCGTCCCGCTAACCCCAGAGCAGATCGCAGAGGCGACGCGCGTCTACCTCGAGACAGGCAACTATTCCGAGGCCGCGCGCGCCATCGGAAGCGATAACCACAGCCACGTCCGACGAGCCCTGATTGCGGCCCGTGAGCCCGAAAGAGCCCAACTCCACGCGCGCGCCCTCGCGCGCGCGGAGCGCGATGCGCGTCGTGCGCTGACGCGGATTCGCGCGAAGTTGGAGGCCGCCGCCGACGCCGCTGGCGATGCGAAAGAGCTGGCGATCGTGGCGGCGCAGGTCCACGACAACGCACGCGCCACGACCCAAATGCGCGTAGCGCACGCGAAGCTGACCGGCGAGCACGCTGCTGCGGCAGTGGACCTCACGACCTCGGGCCAGGCGATGCGGATCTACCTCCCCGACGAGCGATGACGCGATCGAGCGCGGAATGGCGTGCGACCGACGCGCAACACCGGGCACTGTCCTGCGCGGCGTTCGAACTGCTCTATGGCGGTGCGGCGGGCGGTGGGAAGAGTGACTACCTGCTCGCCGCGCCAGTGCGTTATTGCGGGCACCCGCGCTTTCGCGCGCTGCTGCTGCGTCGATCGTTTCCGGAACTAGAGCGCACGCTAATCGCGCGATCGCGGCAGATCTACGGCGGGCTTGGGGCGGTCTACAACGAAAGCCGCAAGGCATGGACGTTCAGCTCGGGCGCGCAGATCGCCTTCGGCTACCTCGAAAGGCCGGCCGATGCGCTGCGCTACCAGGGCGCAGAGTTCGCATTCATTGGCTTCGACGAGCTCACGCATTTCGACGAGCAGAGCTACCGCTATCTCACCTCGCGCATTCGCAGCGCGGACGGTCTGCCGCTGCGAGTGCGTGCGACGACCAACCCCGGCGGCCCCGGCCACGATTGGGTTCGCGCGCGCTGGGGCGCTTGGATCGGGCCGAAGCCGACGGCCGCCCCGGGCGCGCGGCGCTGGTATTCGCCCGACGGAGTCGAGGTCGAGGGTCCGGGCGACAACGCGCTTGAGCGCACGTTTTTCCCGGCGCGGCTGGAGGACAATCCCTACCTCGGCGCGGAGTATCGAGCGCAGCTGCTAGCCCTCGACCCGGTGACGCGGGCGCAGTTGTTGGAGGGCGATTGGGACGCCTGCGTCGGCGAGGGGAAGCTGTTCCACCGCACGTGGTGGTCGATCACCGACGCGCCGCCAGCCGTCACTCGCAGGGTGCGCGCCTGGGACCTTGGCGCCGGCGGAGACGCCACCGAGGGTGTGCTGCTCGGCGACGCAGGGCCCTCGGCGACGCCGCGCTGGATCGTCCTCGACGTGATCACGCACCGAGGGCCGCCGCACGAGGTTCACGCGCTGATTCGCGCGACGGCCGAAGCCGACGGGCGCGATTGCCCGGTGGTGATCCCGCAGGATCCGGGGCAGGCTGGCGTGGACCAGGTGCAGGCGCTGACCCGCGAACTCTCGGGATTCGCCGTGCGTTCTCGACGCCCATCGGGGTCCAAGGTCCTGCGGGCAGGACCGTGGTCCGCGCAGGTCGGAGCGCGCAACGTGGCGCTGGTGCGCGGCCCGTGGATCCCGGCGTTTGTGGCCCAGCACCACGCCTTCCCCGACGGCCCGCACGACGACAAGGTCGACGCAGCGGCCGACGCATTCGCGGAATTGTGCTCGGTGCAGAAACCGCTTGACTATGCTCGCGCGGCCGCCCCCGCGCGTGGTATCCTGCGTCCGACGTGGTAGCCAAGCTGGTCCCAATCGCGCGGCCCGAAGACAGGCGTCCGCCTCCCGCGCCGCGCGCTTGGGCGGATGTCGTCGACGATCGCTGGTCCGTCGCCCGCGTGCGTGCGGCGCTGACGGATCTGACACAGGGGCAGTTCGCTGCGCCCGCGATCCTGGCCGACGCGATCCTGCAGGACGATCGGGTCGCGGCAGACCTCCGGACGCGCGTGCTGGCCGTCTCCGGGCTGCCGTTCAGGATCGAGGCGTCCGTCTTCGGTGACCAACGTCGCGCCCGCGCAGTGGCGCGCGAGGCGGAACTGGCGTGGTCGCAGATCGCGCCAGCGTCGCTGGTGCACGACCTGCTGCGCTGGTCGATCCTGGTGGGGTTCGCACCGGCAGGGTGCGCGTGGACCACAACGGCCCGCCGCTGGACCCCGACGGCAACACTCTTTCACCCCGAGCATCTCTACCTCGACACCGCGGCCGAGGTGATCCGGGCCACGACGCGCGACGGCCTCGCCGAGGTCACACCGGGCAGCGGTGCGTGGGTGCTGCACGCGCCTGACGGGTCGCGCCCGTGGATGACCGCAGCGCTGCGCGGGCTCGCAATCCCGTGGCTCGCGCGGCAATACGCTCGGCGCGACTGGTCGCGGTTCAGCGAAAAGCACGGTCTGCCCATCGTTGGCGCGATCGTCCCGCAGGATGCGGACTCGGCCGAAAAGGACGGCTTTTACAGCGACCTGCGTCGACTCGGCAGCGAGGGTCTGGTGATGCTGCCGCGCGACGATCAGGGACGCGGGTTTGATCTCAAATACCTTGAGCCCGGCAACGTCGCGGCGGCGAGCTCGTTCCGCGATCTGATCTCGCACTGCGATCAGGCAATCGCCGTGGCCCTGCTCGGACAGGCGTCCAACGCGCAAGAGGGCGGCTCATTCGCGAAGGCGCAAGCCCTCGACGCAATCCGATTGGACCTACTTGAGTCGGACGCCAAAGCGCTTGGCGAGACGATCTACGCCCAACTGCTGCGGCCGTGGGCGCATTACAATTTCGGCGACGCCGATCTGGCGCCGCGACCAGTGTGGGACCCGACACCGCCGAGCGATATCGCTACGCTCGCTGCGACCCACAAGACCGCTGGCGAGGCGATGGCGGCGTGGAACGCAGCGGCTGCCACGGCAGGCCTAGCTGTCGACGTCGCGGCGCTGGCCGAGCGCTATGGCGTTCCACTGCTCCGAGCCTCGACGCCAGAGGCTCCGGTCGCGCCACAGGAGGCTCCCGCGGGCGAGGGTGAGGCGCTGATCGCTGGCGTCGATCTGCGACCGCCGCAGGGAGTCCGAGAGGCTTTCCGCCGAGGCCTCGATCTGGTCGACGAAGGTTACGGCGGCGACGGTCTGCAACCCGAGACGATCGCCTGGGCAAGGCGCCTGGCCCGTGGCGAGGACGTGGCGCCCGAAAAGGCGGTCAAGATGCGCGCGTGGTTCGCGCGACACGAGTCCTCGCCGGGCGAGGCAGAGGCGCGGCGCACCGACAAGCGCAGCCCGGCGTGGGTTGCGTGGCTGCTATGGGGCGGTGACGCTGGACGCGATTGGGCTGGCAAGATCGTGCGCCAGCTCGAGGCGCGCGGAGTCCTGGACGCTTCGACGACCCTCTCTGCCGGTCAGGACTACGCCGACGCGGTGATCGAGCGCGGAACTGCCAGCGGCACTCGCGCAATGCGCGGCACCCTCGGTGCGATCGCGAATGCAATCGACGCCGCGACGAGCCCCGAGGATCTGCGCGCGCGGTTGCTGGCCATCCTCTCGACCGACGACCCCGCGGCACTCGCCGCGGCGTTGACGCGGGCGCAGACGCTCGCCTCCCTCGCAGGGCGCTACGACGTGATCGAGGACCTGTGACCGTGGCCACCGAGGCGCTCCAGGCGACGACGATCCCGCCCGTGTTCAGCGAGGCGGTCAGGTGGTTCCGCGGCCGGGTGCCGCTGACAGACGATGCGTTCGCGCGGCTGACCGCCGACGCACAGCGTCGCGCGTTTTGGTTCGCTGGCGGGGCCGTGCTCTCGGCGGTGACTGACGTCTGGGCCGCGCTCGATCGGACTTTAAGCGCTGGCGGAACGATCGCCGACTTCAAGGCGACGGTTGCGCCGACGGTCCTAGCGCAATGGCAGGGCAGCGTGGCCAATCCGGCGTGGCGAATGGAGCTCATCTTCCGCAATGCGACGCAGCGCGCCTACAGCTTCGGGCGCGTTGAGCAACTGCGGGATCCGGCCGTTGCTGCGGTGCGTCCGTTTTGGTTTTTCGACGCAATCGGCGACGCGCGGACCAGCGAGATCTGCAAGGCCTTGGACGGCACCGTGTTGCCAGCGACAGACCCATGGTGGTCGGCGCACACGCCGCCGTGTCACCATGCGTGTCGGTCGGTCGTGCGAGGCCTGCGGGCTGGCGACCGACGCGTGCGAGATGCGGCCGGAAGGCCACCGCCGCTGACCGCAGCACAGCAGGGATTCGGCGTGCTGCCAGACGCTGCGGATTGGCGGCCCCGGCAGGGTGATTATCCGCCCGAGGTCTGGCAGAGTTATCAGGGCAATCGCGCCCTGCGTCCCGAGGTTCAATGACGACGACTCAAAAGCGACGCCGCAAGGCCGCGCCGAAAAGCGAGCACGCCCGCCTCGACGCGCAACCCCTCGGCGACTTCCCGCCGCGCGAGATCCTGCTGTTCCGCCGAGGGATGACCTCGACCACAAAGGGCGATTTTCTCTTCGACGAGAAGGCCGCGCAATCTGTGATGGCGGCATTCCAGCAGCACGGGATCGACCTCGCGATGGACTTCGACCACGGCGCGCTGGCTACCCCGAATGGCCGCAAGAGAGACGTGCCGGGCTACTTCAAGCCCGAGGTTCGCGCCGACGGCCTCTACGCGGTGCCGCAATGGACGGCCGCGGGTCTCGCTGCGATCCGTCCAGGCCCCAACGGCGAACTGCCGGAATATCGCTACACCAGCCCGTCTTTCGACTATGACCCCGAGACGCGCCGGGTGCTGCGGCTCGGCCCGCTGGCGATCACGAGCTATCCGGCGACGCACCGGGCAAAGCCACTGGTGCTCTCGGACTCGGATCGACGCACGACGCTGTCGCTTTCGTTCGAAGACATCGCCGACGCGATCGCGCGGGCGGTGTCGGCGATCGTCGGACCAGTCGACCTCGACGAGGTCTATGACTCCCATGCGATCGTCGAGCAGCCCATGGCCGACGGCGAAGAGCGATGTCTCCGCGTCGACTATCGCCTTGAAGGCGATTCGGTGATCGTTGATCTGATCACCGAGGTCGAAGAGGTCTATCAGCCCGTCGAGGGCGGGATTGTGATCCGCCCTCCCAACGCCCCGCCGATGGTCGGCGAGGAACAACCCGCGGCCGTGCCGCAGGAGCCCGATATGTCTGCACCTGTCGAGGACGCAGCACAGGCCGCCGTTGCGAGCCTGACCGCGTCGATCACCACCACCACTGGCACCAAGAGCGCGGCCGAAGCGCTGGCGGTCGTCGAGGCCTGGCGCCGCGACAGCGCTGACCTCGCGACATTGCGCGCGCGCATTGCGGCCGAAGAGGCAGCGCGCGAGCAAGCCGCGCGCTCGGCCGAGCTCGATGCGTGCGTCGCCGAGGGCAAGTTGTCTCCCGCGGAGCGCTCGGCCGACGGCCAGCCCGAGTGCTGGCTGACGTCACTCGACGCCCGTGGCGTGGCGCGATTCCGCGCGGCCCGGTCGCCGGTCGTGAGCGTGGCCCCCTCGACCCCGACCCCGACCACGACGACCGCGTCGCTCTCGGCCGAGGATGCCGAGACGATCACCGTGCTTTCGCGCGCTTTCGGCCTCAACGCTGATGCGATCACCAACTCTCTGACGAAGGATCTCTGAGATGACCGCTGCAACCTCCAATGTCGATACGGCGCGCTACGGCGAAGACGCCGTGATCCGCAAGCTGTTCAAGCTCCCCGTCGCGGGGTCGACGCACATCTATCAGGGCACGATCGTGGCCCTCAACGCCTCGGGATATCTCGTGCCCGCCAGCGCGGATCCGAGCCTGTTCGTCGTCGGCGTAGCGCAAGAAGAGGTCGACAACAACCCGGGGTCCAACGGTGATCTCGGCTGCAATGTCGAGCGCGGCGCGTTCGCGTTCGTGAACAGCTCGTCGACGGCGGCGGTCAGTTCCGCCGACGTTGGTCGCGTGGCGTTCGCCCTCGACGACCAGACGATCTCTCGCACCAACACCTCTGGCACCCTGCCCGCGTGCGGCAAGGTGATCGGGATCCAGGACAGCAAGGTCGTGATCGAGGTCGGGCTCCTCGGCCGCGCCGAGGCCAACGGCGGGAGCGTGCATGACGTGCTCTATCCTGCCGGTGCCGATCTCTCGGTTACGGGTCAGAACCTGTTCGTGAAGCTCAACGGCTCGTCGCAGGTGGTGCTTGCCGACAGCGCGGGCGAGCAGGCGCTCGGCGTGCTGCTCAACGCCCCGGCCAGCGGCGCGATTGGAATCGTGCGCGTCCTCGGACCCGCGCGAGTGATCTCCAGCGCCGGAATCGCCGACGGCAGCCTGATCGCCACGGCCGCGACGAGCGCGCGCGCCAAGGCCGCCGTTGCGGCCACCGTGAACACCAGCGACGCTGGCGCTGCCAGCGATCCGGTGATCGGGTCGTTCGTGATGGGAATGGCCCTCGCTGACGGCACCACCGGGAACCCGATGTCGATTCTCGTCAACCCCATGGGCGCGATCCCGACCACGGCCGCCTGAGGGAAGGAACGCACCAATGCTCATCACACCCGCATCGCTCAAGGCACTTCAGGTCACCCTCGACCTGCGTTTCAAGCAGGCCTATGCGGCCGCGCAGCCGATCTCCCCGCGGATCGCTTCGACGATCCAATCGGGCGCGCGCGCCAACGTCTATCCGCTGCACGCCAAGGTCGCCAAGCTGCGACCGTGGAACGGCGAGCGGAAGATCAACAACGCCAAGGCCTACAAATACCAACTCGACAACGAGAGCTTCGAGCTCACGATCGAGGTCGATCGCGACGACATGGAAGACGACTCGATCGGCGTCTACTCCGGGCTCGTCGACGAGATGGGCATGAGCGCCCGCATGTGGCCCGACGACCTCGTGTTTTCGACGATCCTCGAGGGCGAGAACGTCAACGCCTATGACGACGTTCCGTTCTTCAGCAACAGCCACGCGCTCGGGTCGTCGACAATTGACAACCTCTTCGCGACCACCGCGCTCACCGCGTCGAATTTTGCCTCGGTGCGCGCGTCGATGATGGAGTACGCGGGCGAGGACGGCGAGTCGTTGATGGTGCGCCCGGACGTGCTGCTGGTGCCCCCGGCGCTTGAGGTCACCGCGCGCAAGATCGTTCAGGCGTCGACGATCGTCGACAGCGGAACGACCGGCGCCGTCGACAACGTGCTCCGCGGTCTCTGCGAAGTGATCGTTGCGCCGCAGCTCTCGGCGAGTGCGGGCGGCTCGGATTCGACCTGGTATCTGCTCGACACGACGCGTCCGATCCGGCCGTTCGTGTTCCAGCAGCGCCAGGCGCCTGAGATGGTGATGCTGACCAACCCCAACGACGAACACGTCATGATGCGCAACAAGTTCATCTATGGCGTCAAGGCGCGTGGCGCTGGCGGGTTTGGCCCGTTCTGGCTCGCCGCCAAGTGCTCGGCGTGATGTGATCGAGACGCCGCGCGCTCGTCGACGATGACGAGCGCGCGGCACACTCGGAGGTGACTGTGGCTTATGCGACGCTGACCGATCTCGCACGCTTCGGACTGCCATCGACGGCGCTTACGGGCGTGTCCTCGGCCGCGCAGACCGATGCCCTTGAGGCAGCCTCGGACGTCGCCGACAGCTATCTCCGAGCGCGTCTGGCGGTGCCTCTCACGAGCTGGGGCACCGACCTGACGTTGCAGGTCTGTGTGTTGGCAGCAGAGATAATCCTCTCGACGCGTGGACTCGATCCCTCGCGCGCCAACGGCGATGTGATCCTGACGCGCGCAGACCGCGCACGGGCGTGGCTCAAGCTGGTCGCCGAGGGCAAGGTGTCTGTGACGGGTGGCGTGACAACGCCAGCCCCGGGCGTCTACGCGCGCGCGGCAACGGCCCCGACGACACGCAGCAACGGTGAACGCGGATGGTGAGGGTCTCCGGCGACTTCGCAGCAGCAGCGCGCTTGCAGCGCAAGCTCGCCGGTCTGTCCGACGATGCGGTGTCGGCAATCGTCAAGGCGATCGCGGCCGAGGCCGTTGACCTCGTCAGCGAAGGCTTTCGCACATCGACGGCGCCGTCTGGCGCGCCCTGGCGTCCGCTCGCGCGAGCTCGCGCGCGCAATCGCCGCCGTGGTGATCGAGGCAAGCCGCTACTCGACACCGGGCGCCTTCGCGCGTCGGTCACCACGCGTCCGCGGATCGACACCAACGGATTCACGGTCAGCGCTGACCCGATCTACGCTGCGACGCACCAATATGGCCGCGGAGCGATCCCGGCGCGTCCGTTCCTGCCGATCCCGACGCTACCCGCCCGCTGGCGACGCGCGTTCAACGACGCGGCCGACGAGGCGATCGAGGCGCTGCTGTGACGCTCTCGGCGACGATCGCGGCGGTCAACGCTGCCGTGCTCCTCGAGGTGCCAGGGCTGGTGACCTCGGTGGGATCGCGGCTGACCGACGATCACCAATCGCCGCCGTGTCTGCGCTGGGTGCCTGTCTCCGACGAGCCGGGGCCAGCGCCGAAATTCTCGCCCCTCGCCTCGAATCTGCAGCGCGCCCTCGTTGGCCTCGATACCGTGTTCGAGGTCGAGTGCTGGGGCAGCGACTTCGAGTCAGCGGTGACCTTGCGCGATGCGCTGGTGCGCGCGCTCCACGGGACCGTGGGCACCACAGCGTTCGCGCTGGCGGCTGGCAATTGGACTCGTGGAGACGCGCTAACTCTCGGCGAGAGTGTTACGCTTCGCGTGACCCTGCGGTGCTACGTGCCCGAGACCGCTCCGACGGTGGCAACCATCACCGTCGTGGCATTCGACCAATCCGGGGCCGTCGCGGGTGACGGCCAGATCCTGATCCCCGACGACACCCCCTGAGAGGATTACGCAATGGGCATCGCCTCGACCACACTATCAATCGCAGACGGAGGGATTGGCGTCTCCCGTCAGCTTTCGCGTCCCCCGGCAGTCGTCGGGTGCTCGTCGACCGGCACGGCCGACACCGTCAACGTGATCGGCTCGGTCGAGGACGCAATCAGCGCCTTCGGCTACGGGAAGCTCACTGCACTTGCGGCGGCTTATCTGGCGCGCGCTGGCGGCCCGGTGCTCTGCGTCAAGGCCGCATCGACCACGCCGGGCTCCTGCAGCGCGGTTTCGGCTGGCGGATCGAACACGTCGACGGCGGTGCTGTCGGTGACCGTGGCGACGGCAGCAGACGACTTCCGCGTTGTCTATCGCGTGACGCGAGCGGCGGCCAACCTCGCTGCGCTGACGGCCGCCGTGCGCATCTCTCTCGACAACGGCGAGACCTACTCCGAAGAGTTCGCGGTGCCCGCCAACGGCGAGATCACGATCCCGAACACCGGGATCACTACCGACTTCGCGGATGGCACCTTCGTGGTGGGCGACGTGTTCAGCTTCACGTCGACGGCCCCGATCTGGGATGCCTCGGCCCTCGGCACCGCGCTCGACGCGCTCGAGGTCACCACGATTGACCACGAATTCGTGCACGTGGCCGAGCAGGTGACCGGCGCCACCGTCGGCACGCTCGACACCTCGGTCGGCGGGCTCGAGGCGAGCAACGTCTATCGCTGGTTTCTCGCGTCGAGTCGCAACCAGAACAGCGGCGAGAGCGTCTCGACCTGGCAGGGCGTGCTGCTCGGCACGTCGCCGGGCTTCAGCGCGTTCACCTCGCGGCACGGCGCGGTATCGGCCGGATATGCCACGACTCTCGACGCGCTCTGGGGTGCCAACCTCATCCGCTCTGTGGCGTGGATGATCGGGCCGCGCCTTGCGCTGGGTCGCGCGGTTGGTGTCAACGGCCTTGCCGATCATCCGGGACGTGTGCTCTCGGGTCCGCTCGGCGGGATCGACGACGGCGATCTGATCCACGACCTGCGCATCCTGACCGGGCTCGACACGGGGCGCTTCATCGGCGCGCAGAGCCTCCCGGGGCGCGGGGGATTCTACTCGACGGCGGTCACGCGCGCGGCCGCGGGCAGTGACTTCACCAGCGTCATGAACGTGCGCGTCGTGAAGGAATCGGCGCGCCTCGCCGTGTCGATCCTGCAGGACTACCTGAACTCCAGCGTGCGCACGATCACCGGCGGCAAAATCGACCCGCGCGATGCTGACGCAATCGACGGCCGAGTGACCGCGGCGCTGGCGCAGGACCTCGTGGCCTCGGGTCTTGCCAGTGCGGTGTCCGCGCAGGTCGACCGCAATGCGAACGTGCTCTCGACCTCGACGCTGTCGTTCAAGGTGCGCGTGCAGCCTCTGGGCTACGCCACGACGATCGACATCGATCTCTCACTCTCTGCGCAGGTGGCGTGATGGCGACGATCAACAACCGCGAATATGACTGGAGCTCGATCGAAGTGCGCACGGACGGCGATGAGCCGCTGGTCGCGATCACCGCGATCGCGTTCTCTTGGACCGTCGAGCGCACGCTCGTGCAGGGCGCCGGGCGCCGGCCGCTGGGGATGACCCGCGGGCGCTTCGTGCCGGGCGATGCGAGCATCACGCTCCACCGCAGCGCGTACGACGCCCTCGCTGCCAGCGCGGGCTGGTGTGATCGCGATCGCGTGGTCGTGATCCAGTACACCGACAGCGTGCTGGGCACTCGTCGCGAGGTGCTCTCGGGCGTGCGCTTCTCCGGTGCGCAGGGCGGCGGCGAGCAGGGTACCGACGCGCTGACCGTGCAGGTGAGCTTTCAGTACCGCGGTCTGACGATCAACGGCGCGTCGCCGATTGACGACCAGAGCATCTCGCGACAGGTGGTGTGATGGCCCTCGCGCCCGACGCGATCAAGGCGCTTGAAGCGCAGCACGGCCCGCTGCTGGTGATCGACGTCGCCAGCGAGGCCGACGGCCGCGAGCTCACGCTCGCCTTCAGGGCTGCGACGAGCGCGCACTGGCGTCGACTGAGCGCGGCCGACAAGCGGCTGATTGCTGGCGACGACAGCGCGGCCTCGGCGCCCGAGCTGATCGCGCGAGAGCTCCTCGTGCACCCTGATCGCGCGGCCTTCGACGCGTTGCGCGACGAGGCCCCGTGGATTGCCGAGCAGTCGGGACGCGAGCTCGTTGCGCGATTCGCGCGGAGGTTTCGCGCTAGCGTGGGGGAATCTTGACCCTGCGAGACGAGACGCGCGAAGACCTCTGGGAGGCCTCGTCGTGCGTCCTCGCCCTCGCAGGGCACAGTCCCGATGACCTCGACCCGCATCGTCGGGTCGGAGCGCTGCTGCTGGCCGAGGCGCTGCATATCCACCGCGTGGTCAACACCAAGAAAGCGTGAGCCGTGGCCGAGACCCTGACATGGCGATTTGAAGCACGTGATGCGATGTCTGGCCCGTTGGGCCGGGCAGAGCAGAGCGTGGGTCGGCTCAACGCCACGCTGGCGCAGAGTCAGGGCAGCGTGCGTGGTCTCGATCAATCGTCGCAGCGCCTCGGGGTGTCCCTCGGCAGCGTCGCTGGAGTCCTCGGGCAGGTCGGATCACTGGCGGCGGGCATCACTGCGGCGGCGGCCGGAATGGCCACTGCGTTCGCTGGCGTCACCGCGAACATCGTCCGGTCGATCGCGGAGATGGTCCGGTTTCGCGAATCGGCTGTCACGACGCTCGGCGTGTTGCTCGGAGGTCGTGGCGCTGCACAGATCGGACAGATTGGTGGCGCTGCATTCCGGCAGACACAGGCGATCGCGCGAGTGTCACCGGGCCGCGCGTCGGACATCATGGCCGCGCGACAACAGGCCGTGACGGCCGGATTCCGCGGGGCCGAAGAGCAGCGCGTGCTTGCCGCGTCCCTCGACGTGGGAGCGCTGCAGGGCGCAGACCCAACGGCGCAGAGTCGTTTCGTCCGCGCGCTGGGCCAGATCCGAGGGCGCGGCGCGCTGCAGGCCGAAGAGCTCAACCAGCTCGCCGAGGTCGGCGTTAGCCGTCAGGCCATCTTCGCGTCGATCGCTCGGCAGCGTGGGATCCAAGGCACCGAGGCACAGCAGACCGCACAGGTGACGGCGCTGATGCAACGCGGTCAGGTCACTGGCACCGAGGGTGTCAACGCGGCGCTTGAGGCCGTGCGTGCGACGACAGGGCAGGCCCTCGGCGGTTTCGCAGTCGCGCAGGGCACCGGCCTCGCCGGATCGATCAGCAACGCCGAAGAGGCGCT